TGGAGATAACCAAAGGACTTTTGGGGCCTCTTGCTCCAGTCGTCGGAGGTATGGATCCAGCGGTACGTGGACTAAGAAAGGATGTACTCAGGGAGCGCGCACAATTTGCTAGAGAAGTTTTAGCGCTTCCTACAAGGACAGAGCCTAAACCAGATCAGCCCGATCGAACAAACTTCAAACCTCCTACAGATGAGGGCGACGCTGCTGGCGGAGCTAAGGGTAAGAAGGGCGCAGTTGTAATGCTGCAGCAAGAGTTAGATTTACGTAATAAGATCCGGGATGCACAGTTCAGAGGTAATGAACTTGAGCAGCTTCTAGCTGAATACCGGCTTGAGGCATATCAAGCTGGGCTTGAGACTGAAGATCTACTCAAACGTCAAGACTTGCTTAATGAAGCGCGGTCTAAGTTTGAGCTCGGTTTGATTAAATACAGAGAAGACGCGGCTAGAAAAGCTGATGATGAACTCAAAAAGAAAGAAGAATTACTGCAAAAAGAACAAGAACTAAAGTTCGAACTAACCGACCGCGCCTACAAATTAGGCCTAATTAACGAGAAAGACTACAACAGCATCCTTCTGTTACGTGAGCGTCAGCGCCTGGAGCGTGAGTACAAAGGCGTACCAGGGGCAGAAGGCTTCATCAATACCGGCGTCGAACTGTATCGCCAAGAAATCGACCCAACTCCCTTCGAGGAGATGCGCCAGAACATCGCCAAGCTCAAAGGCGAGATGGCCGAGCTTCTCAACCCGGTCAATCAGATCGTCGGAGCCGCTGGTGCGATCGGTACTGCATTCAGCAATTCCTTCGCGAGCGTCATCGACGGAAGCGTCACTACTCAGCAGGCACTTGCCAGCTTCTTCCAGAATCTTGCTAAGTACTTTTTGGATATGGCCGGAAAGATCATTGCTCAGATGATCACAATTGCGATTCTGAATTCCGTAGTCAAACTGTTACCAGGTGGCGGTGCAACAAAGGCAGCTTCAACTGGTCTACCCGCCGGCGCCAAGGGCCTGAAGTGGGATCAAGGACTACTGGATTTCGTACCGATACCGAAAAATGCTAAAGGTAACGTGTTTAATAAGGGCATCCAGGCTTACGCCATGGGCGGCATCGTCAATCGCCCCACGATGTTCGCCTATGCCGACGGTGGCACGGGCCGCTTCGGGCTGATGGGCGAGGCTGGCCCGGAGGCAATTATTCCGCTCAAACGCGGAGCCGACGGTAAGCTGGGTGTCGCAGGTGGTGGGTCGACGAGCGTCACGGTGAACGTGGATGCATCCGGGTCTCAAGTTGGTGGCGATCAATCGAACGCTTCGCAACTTGGACGTGCCATAGGTGCCGCGGTCCAAGCAGAATTGATTAAGCAGAAGCGTCCCGGAGGCCTGCTTGCATAATGGCTACCTTCCCCGCAATTCCCATAAGCTACGGCGCCAATAAGGCCAGTAAGCCTGCAATAAAAACCGTGCGTTTCGGCGATGGGTATGAGCAGCGTCTCACCTTTGGACTAAACCAAAACCCTAAGGTCTGGAGCGTCACCTGGAACTACATCAGCGAAACAGACTCGGACACTATTGAGACATTCCTAAACGCGCGTGCTTTGGATAGCGCCAGCTTCGACTGGACACCCCCGGATGAAGCCACCTCCTACAAGTGGGTATGCGAAGAGTGGAGTAAAAAAATCGACTACCCGACCTTGGCCACAATCAGCGCCACCTTCCGCCAAGTATTTGAACCATAATGGCAGTCCCCGTTTCTGAACTACAGAAAATCAATCCGAGCAGCATCATCGAGATGTTCAAGCTCGAACTGAATACAGATATGCACGGCACTAGCGATGTGTATCGTTTTCATGCGGGCACTAATTTAACGACCAACGGCGACATCATCTGGGCTGGTAACACCTACCAACGCTTTCCCGTTGAAGCTGACGGATTTGAGTACACCGGCAACGGACAACTGCCACGCCCCAAACTTCGCATCAGCAACCTACTAGGCACAATCACAGCGTTACTACTAACACTGCCCGAGGGCTTGGAGGGCGCCAAGGTCACTCGCATCCGCACACTGGCACGCTACTTAGACGCTATTAACTTCCCTGGTAATACAAACCCTTATGGCACGCCAGATCCCACTGCCGAATTTCCGCAAGAAATTTATTACGTTGACCGCAAGACATTAGAAACGCGCGACGTAATCGAGTTTGAGCTTGCTGCTGCCTTTGACCTGGCTGGTGTACGCGCCCCGAAACGTCAATGCATCGCCAACATTTGCCAATGGCAGTACAAATCGGCTGAGTGCGGATACACCCCACTTTCATCAAAAACCGGCACCTTCTCACGCAAGCAACTATCGGCAACGTACTCGCAATCAGGCACCACACTTACTGTGACCAGCACGTCACACGGCATTTCGAGTGGTGATCGCGTTTATTTGACCCCAGTATCCACAGCGGTTACAGGAACGTGGGCAGCGCCCGCCGGATCAACCGTAATCACAATCACGCGCAGTTCCCATAACTTATTGGCTGGTGATCTAGTTACGCTGACCTTCACTTCTGGTGCCAATGCTCCAGACAACGGCAATTATGCGATTACCTCTGTCACGACAAACACCTTCACTATCGACACAGTAGGTCGTGCATTACTGGCACGTAGCGGCAACGTAACGATCCAACTGGTGCGCCAAGATGGTGGTTATTACAACGTGGCATCTGCTGCCACAAACACGTTCACGGTAACAGTGCCAGGTAGTCGCACCAATTCTGGTTCAGTCACTGTCAACTGGTTGAAGGTAAGCATCACCAGCCACGGGCTAGTCGCTGGTGAAAATACTTACATTTTGTTTAGCGGCGATGGGCAACCTAGCGGTCTTTATCAGCCCGCCACTGTCTCAACAAACGCTTTTACCCTTGCGGTTGATAGCGGGACAACGTTGACAGGCAATGCCACGATGACTCAATGGTTCAGCGCAAGCGACACTCCGGTGTACGACTCAGGCAGTGACGTATGTGGCAAGCGTGTGATTAGCTGCCAAGTCCGTTTTGGCTCAAACAGCGAATTGCCTTTTGGGTCTTTCCCTGGCGTTGGCACGCTGTTCACATGACCTGGCAAGACGCAGCCTTAGAGCACGCCAAAGCTGAAAATCCCCGCGAATCCTGCGGGCTGGTTGTGATCATCAAAGGGTTGGAGACCTACTGGCCGTGCAAAAACCTCGCGGCTGATGCGGACCAGTTCATCCTTGACCCAGATGATTACATTGCTGCGGATGCCAAGGGCGAAATCATTGCTGTAGTCCACAGCCATGTACGTACACCAGCCGTACCCAGCCAAGCAGATCTAGTTGCCATCGAGAGCAGCGATCTGCCCTGGTACATCGTCAATCCGCTTACTGAATCCTGGAGTGATGAGTTGAAGCCTTCCGGTTATCGCGCACCGCTGCTTGGGCGTGAATGGGTTTGGGGAATCACAGATTGTTGGACGCTGGTACGCGACTGGTACAAGGAGAACGGAATTTCCCTGCCGGATTGGCAGCGCCCACGCACCCCCGATGAGTTCAACGCTGACCCGCTATTTGAACGCCATTGGCGCGAGGCGGGTTTTGTAGAACTGGAACCCGAGGATGCCTTAGAGCCAGGCGATTTTTTGCTGATGTCAATCGGCTGCCCCGGCTTGAATCATTGCGGCGTCTATGTTGGTGAGCAGCAGATACTGCATCACTTACGCGGGCGCTTGGCATCCCGAGATCTGTATGGTGGCTGGCTGATGAAATGCACTGGACGTAGATTGCGCCACAAGCAGCGTCTACACTAGGCAAAGGTCGATCTGGAACGATGCTTCGCAAGGTTCGTGTCTACGGCAAGCTGGCAAAGTTCCTAAAAAAGCGTGTTTTTGAAGCGGACATTGCCAGTGCTGCTGAGGCTGTCCGATTTTTAGTTGCGAATTTTCCGCAGCTTGAAATGCACATGGCTGACCAGTATTACCGAGTCAGCGTCGGGAATTATGCATTGGCAGCGGAAGAATTACACGATCCGGCTGGTGAGCAGGAAATCCGCATTGTCCCGGTCATCGGCGGCGCGGGCGGCGCAACGGGAAAAATTCTGCTGGGTGTAGGTCTGATTGCGTTGTCCTTCGTGTCTTTTGGTGCTGGCAGTGCCTTTGGAGGCTTAGGTGCCAAGGCTGCTTGGGGCAGCAGCTTATTGTTTGCCGCTGGTACGTCACTGGCATTAGGCGGCGTAGCCCAGCTACTCACACCAGTGCCCGTTGTTCCTACGGCTGGACCCGATACACAGCAGGATCCACGAAAGTCCTATAGCTTTTCGGGTATCCAGCAAACCAGCAGACAGGGCGTTCCAGTACCAGTTGTGTACGGCGAAACCTTGGTTGGTTCGGTTGTGATCTCTGCTGGCATCGACACGGATCGGCTGTAATGAAAAAAGCTCCTTTTTCAATCCGTGGTGCTGGCGGCACTACTACCAGCAATGGCGGCACAGTTCGCACACCCGAGCAAGACCCAGATAACCTCAACTCGATTCAGTACGCAACCTTTGTTGACCTGCTAAGTGAGGGCGAAATTGAGGGCTTAAAAGACGGACACAGGTCAATCTTTATTGAAAATACACCGCTGCAAAATACCGATGGTTCGTATAACTACGGCATTCGGGCTGATAACGCTAGCGACTATATCCAAACCCGAAATGGTACGCAGGCGCAAGAAAGTATCAGCTTTACGTCTGCCGTTGAAGACGAGCATTCCGTCAATGTGCGCGTCAAAAATAGCGCCCCAATTACTCGCACCATCACTGATCGCACTGTCAACGCTGTCCGCATCACGCTGAGTGTTCCGCAATTACAAGTCATCCGCGACAACGGAGACATCCGTGGCTCGAACATAAATGTCGAAATTTATGTCCAGTACAACGGCGGTGGATTCACGCTAGCCAAACAAGACAGCATTTCAGGGCGCACATCAGACCCCTATGAACGCGATTACATTATTCAACTCAGTGGTGCATTTCCTGTTGATATCAAAGTCGTACGCGAAACGCTAGACGATTCGGACTTTGATTCCAAGGTTTTCAATAACCTCTTCTGGCAGAGCTATACAGAGATTGTCTACGGCAAGTTTAAGTATCCAAATAGCGCCCTTGTTGGAATGCGCCTTAGCGCCGAGCAGTTCGGCAACATTCCATCCCGCAGTTATTTAATCCGTGGCATCAAAGTTGCTATCCCAAGCAATGCCACCGTTGATTCAACCACAGGCAGGTTGATTTATAGCGGCGCCTGGAACGGAACATTCGGTGCAGCACAGTGGACTACCGACCCGGCTTGGATTCTGTGGGACTTACTGACCAGCACCCGCTACGGCTTCGGTGATCACATCACAGCCTCTCAGCTTGATAAGTGGGCATTTTTCTCAGCAAGCCAGTACAGCAGCGAATTAGTAGATGATGGATTTAACGGACTAGAGCCGCGTTTCTCGTGCAACGTCAACATCCAGACGGCTGAAGATGCCTACAAATTAATTAACGATATGTGCTCGGTATTCCGGGTAATGCCTTATTGGAGCACTGGTGCGCTGACAGTTAGTCAAGACAAGGCTGCTGATGCTGCCTACCTATTCACGCTGGCAAACGTAAGCGAAGACGGTTTTGCGTACCAGGGCAGTAGCCGCAAAGTTCGCCCAACTGTTGCTGTTGTTAGTTATCTCGACCTGGAACTACGCGATATTGCCTATGAAGTAGTTGAGGATGCAGACGGCATTGCGAAATACGGTGTTGTCAAAACTGACGTTTCTGCCTTTGCCTGCACATCACGCGGACAAGCAGCACGCATTGGCAGATGGTTGTTGTACTCCGAGAAATACGAAAACGAGACCGTCACGTTCACCACTAGCGTCGATGCAGGTGTGCTGGTGCGCCCCGGTCAAATCATCAAGATCAGCGATCCGGTCAAGGCTGGTGTCCGGCGTGGTGGACGTATCCGCTCGGCTACAACCACGGTCATCACAGTCGATGACGCCACAGGGTTGACCACTGCCAACAGTCCACAACTCAACGTAGTGCTGCCTAATGGCACTGTTGAACAACGCGCTGTAAGCAGCATCACGGGTAACGCCATCACGGTCAGTTCTGCCTTTACGACTGCACCAAATGCCAACAGCGTCTGGCTTTATGGCACGACCAATATCCAAACTTCAACTTGGCGCGTTCTTGGCATTGAGGAACAGGACGGCATCAACTACACCGTCACTGCTTTGGCGTACAACGCAAGCAAGTATTCCTATATCGAGAACGGCAGTCCGCTTCAACAACGCGATATCACAGACCTTAACGTTCGTACTGCTACGCCAACAGGTTTGGGCGCCAGTGAAGTTCTGTACGAAGATAGCGGTCTAGCCAAAGCAAAAATTCTGCTCACTTGGATCCCCGTCGAAAGCGTTGCGGAGTATCAAGTTCAGTGGCGTCTTGATAACGACAATTGGTTCACGCGGCGCGTCAACAGCAACGAGTTTGAGATCCTCGATACCACCGTTGGGGAATATCAGTTCAAGGTATGGAGCTTTAACAGTGTCGGCTTGCCTTCGCTGCAGTACGCCAGTTTTGTGTTTGATGCTGTCGGCAAGACGGAACCGCCTGAAACCCCAACAGGCTTGAACCTGCTGCCCAATTCAGAATCAACAGCAATTTTGAGTTGGACACGCGCCACCGCACTTGACGTGCTACTTGGTGGCAAGGTGCTGATCCGCCATAGCACTCAAACGACTGGTGCGACGTGGGCTGCATCCCAGCAAATCATCGAGGCAGCAGCAGGTAGCCAGACCCAAAAGCAGGTGCCGTTGCTGGAGGGAACGTATTTTGTCAAATTTGAGGATGACACCGGCAATCAATCCACGGTTGCAGCCTCTGTTGTTGTTGATTTACCAGAACCTCAAGATCGCCTGCTGGTTCAGAGCTATCGAGAAAAGCAAAACTATTACACCCTTGTCGATGACATGGGTACATGGGACAGCCTTGGCACGATTGACGATATTAAAACCACTACGTTCCCTGGAACAAAAACCAATATGCAATATGACGCCGTAATCAACGGCTTGAAGCTAACCGATACCACGCTGGGCACAGGCGAATACACGTTCTACAGCACGCTGGATATGGAAGGCATCTTTGATGTGAATTTGCGGCGATACATTGTTGCCAATGGCTTCTATCCATCAACCTTGTGGGATTCGCAAACGGCGTTGATCGACACTTGGCCGGACATTGACGGCTCCAATGCGGATCAAACCGATGTACTGATGTATGTCAGGACAACCCAAACCGATCCTGGCGGCTCACCAACATGGAGTGCGTGGAGCGAGTTCAGCAACGCCCTAGTGCGTGGTTGGGGTTTCCAGTTCAAGATTGTTGCAAGCACACTTGCCGCCGCTCAAAACATTGAAATTGACGAGCTTGGGGTTGATGTGGAACTGCAGCAACGGATTGAACAGGCTGGTCCGCTTACCACTAGCACCAGTGCTTCGAGCTTCACGTTTAGCAACGAGTTTTACAAAGCCCCGATAGTCGGCATTACCAGCTACGGACTGGAGGGCAATGAGGCTATGACCTTAAGCGCAGTGACGAAAACGGCGTTCACGTTAAGCTATAGCCAGGCTGGAGCAGGCGTACCCCGCGTCTTCTCGTACACCGCCGTTGGTTACGGCAAGAGGATCACCTAATGGCTCAGCACGATTACGTCATTGATAACCAGTCGGGCGCCGCTTTTCGTAGCGATCTGAACAACGGGCTCTCCGCCATCGTCACTCAGAACAGCGGCAGCAGCGCACCATCGACAACGTATGCCTACATGATGTGGGCGGATACGACGACTGGTACG